ATATATTCTTATCACAGTCAATCCCTATAACAACTATAGCCGTGTAGTCAGCAGTTTTGGATAAGCTGAATGCAAAGTCTATTGCTGCATAGATGTTTAGCTTCTTCCCATGATAAGTCCACCTACTGCCCTCCTTACCTAACATACGTGGATTGAAGTATTGGAACTTCTCACGATTGATACGTTCACTTCCTGGATCATTAGGGTTGTTATAGTACTGTGCATGGAACTGTATGTTGTCCACATACTCAGCCCTTATCCTAGACAGAGCCCTCTGGTCAAACCCAAAGGCCTTCCCGTCATCACGTACAGCCCTAGGCCAAGTGTATATACCATCAACCTCAACCACATACTCCTTAACTTCCCACACAGGAATCTTCCCTAGGAAGTCTCCCTCATCGTTGAAGTTCTCATACACCTGATTCTTCCAAGTGTCATATATATCCTTGGGGTGGTAACGTGTACCACAGGCCATAGTGAACCCACCAGCATTACGTATAGAAGTAAACTGTGAAGTCTTCTTAGCTACGCTCTCCCTGCCATCTTCTGTATAAGCGTTCTCAGGGATAACCAAATCGTCTGCTACAATTATGTCAGCGTGCCAACCAGTTGTGTTGGTTGTTAGACCTGCTGTAGCTATTGTGGCATCACGTATGCCTTCCTTCTTGCGTTGTACATGGTCTACTGTCATCTTCATGGCAGACCACTTCTCACGCTTCCCTTCCTGTGGGTTAATATACTCAGGGAAGAATCTCTGATAGACAGAGGAGCCCAGTATATTCTGTACAGCGTATAGCTGAGTCTGTGCTAGTTCTGACGTAGCTGAGACGTATAACATAGTTATCTCTGGGTGTCTTGTTATTATCCAAGCACACCACGTAGCAACCATGTGGCTCTTTAAGTGAGCACGTGGGAGCATGATCAGCTTGTTGCTGGTATCCTCCTCCCCTTGCCCAAATAGAGAGTAGTCTTGCATCCATGCAAATATCTCCCTGTGTACGCTACCATACATATAGCCGGGGTTTACTAGCTGTGCAAAGAAGTAGAGGTCTGATAGAGCTCGCTCTCTTACTTCCTTAGCCTCGGCTGGCATACGCTTAAGCTTTACTCTAGCATCTTGTAACCACTCTTCTTCTTGCATATCAACCCCTAGTCCATAAACTGTGTAGTAAGTGGGGTCAGGGCTGAGTTATTAGAACTTATAAACGTATCGGGCTGACCCGGATTAGCCAAAGGGCTCGATCCATTAAACCCGTCATAGTAGTTAAAAATGATTTGGAACGTACCAGAACTACCTGCTCCATCGTTTGTTAGAAAGATGTTGCCTGTTTGGTTTGTGTAGATGCCGGCTGTCTGATACAGCCCCTCGGTCGGTGATGTATCAAAAGGAACCACCTGAAAGGCGCTATTTGCTAGTGTGAAGTTACACAAGGAATCAGGGTCTGTTGTAGTTCCTATCTGAAGGTTGGCACCAGAGATATTTCCGGAAAGTCTGACTATGGCAACAGAGTTAATCTTCCAAGGCCTGAACAACCTACCGACTACCTCTAGGCCAGCTACATCAGAGGAGTTGATGGTGGAGACAACGCTTCCTGTAGGGACTGGATTTAGCGGCCTGATAAAGCCAGCACTATCCCTAGCGAATGTTCCCAGCACTGTGGCACTGTTTATCTCTAGAGCGCCATAGTACGCCTTAGCACCACCAGTTAAAGTAAACAACTTAGGGGAAATAGTCCCATCATCGTGTATCTGGTGGAGGTTTATAACCCCCGCTGTTGACTTAAAGAGTTCGGCCCCTGTGCCGTTGTTGAAAGAGAAGAGGTTAAGGATGTTTGTCTGCGTGGTTGTCCCTGATTGTGTCAAGATACCTGCCGTGTTCCCTTCGACATAGGTATCAATACTCAGCTCACACGCTGCCACCTCAAACGCCCACTCTGCATCCTCATAAGCACCACCTAGCACGCTTACACCGTGACTAGATTCGATCTTCATGCACCGCGAACCTGCAAGCCCAGTGGTGACACCTATACAACCTTTAAAACAAACACCATTGCTATTTGACTGAATGTCAAAAGCATTCTCCCGTGTCTGGAACGACCTTACGTTCGTCACTTGTGAGTTCCACGCATTCTTAAGAAGTAGCCCTGTGTGGCACTCAAAGAATAGGATGTTTGAGTAGGTTGCCGTAGTCCCACCCCCTCCATTAATCCCCACCGTTGTCGGGCTACCTGTAGCTGTACTACCAACAAAGAAATCTCTGAATGTGTTATGTTCATAGGTTTGGTTAGGCAGTGGACTACCTATATCAGAAACAGAATTAACCCTGATAACATCGGTAGCGCTGTCCACGCAGGTGAGCTTACTAGCCCAAGGCCCGTCACCGTACATTGTGAAGCCAATCTTATCAATCCTCAGGGCATACCCAGCCCCTTGGTCAGAGACGAGGTAGTTGCCAGACGGTATGTAAACAGCAACGGCCCTAATCTGAGACCTAGAATAGTCTATGGCCGCTTGAATAGCTGCTGTATCGTCTGTAGTGCCATCCCCTACCGCACCATAGTCCTTAATATTAGCCACGTGGACTATGCCCGCTACTTGATCACTTGCTAACTTAGTACTCATTTCCTATCCCCTAACAGTCTCACTACATCACCAGCAAACTCATCATCAAGTCTAGCCTGCATTCTCTCTTCCTTTAGCTTCTCATTCTTACTAGGCCTACCAGCTTGACGCTTGTCCCAGCCTTTCTCGTTGAGCCACTTAGCTGCTTGGAAGCCTTTCTCGTCTGCTGCTTGGTCAATGATAGCTCTAGCACCTTGTGAACGTAAGCTAAGCTCTAGCTCCTCTCTCCACTCTTGGAAGTGCTTAGTGAGAGCCTTGTTGTTATTAAGACGTTGCCAGTGTGACCAGCCCAGCAAGTACTCGTTAGCAAACGCATACTCTACTGGGTCTTCCATCTCAATGAAGAGTTTCTTTAACGAGTAGTAGGTGTTTCCTTTATACTCATGGTCGTCATCTTTCAGAGTAAAGATGGCCTTGTCTTCCTCGTAGCCAATCTCAAGGAAGAGGCTCTGTGTTAGAGGCCTCCCTTGGCTGTCCTTTAATCTTGCTTTATCTATCTTTTTCATATTAGCCTTTGGTCATTTGTAAATGTTTTAATCATACTATACAACCAGCCCTTGAGCATCTACCCATGCTGAGCCGTTCCACCATATAGGGTGACCGTCTGCGTCCAGTGTTGTATCCATGTACATCAGCCCTATGTCACTCGCCACAGGGCTAACCCTGTTGGCTGTAGTATCTTGCTTAACGCCAAGCTGACTCGTCATTCTATACACTGCGCTCCCTGAGTGGCTTGCTGTTGTGCAGCTATACTCACGACCTCCACCAAACGTAGCAGTATTCAGCTTCACTGTATCATTGTTTAGGCCGTCCGTTGGTATAGCAGCAGCGTCCACAACTCTCGTGTTCTCTAGTCCCCAAGCGTCTGTGATAGTCCCAGATATTGTGGCTAGCCTACTCGCAGCGTCCCCATAGAAGTTGTCACGCAACCTTAACCAAGCCACTGTTGTAGCCTGATCTACCACCGTCCAACTACCCGACAGGAAATCCCCTGTCACTTCAGTGAAGTCTCCACCATTAATAGTCAGGTCTACATAAGACCCAGTTGACTGGTACCACAGCACAGCATAGTCTGTTCCCCCATACTTACAATCATTCAACACCCATGTGCCATTACGATGACAATTAATTGACCTAGCAGCTCTTGGGTCAAATGTACATCTGTTGAATACCCTCTTCCTTGTATACAGTGCAGAGTTAGCAACTGAAAAAGAAGATTGATCATCCACCAAGAAGTCTGTAGGTGTTGTAGGCACCGTCAACGAATTGATAATAAAATCACAGTCATTAAAGGTGATGTCGTGATCCGCAGTAGATGCGAATGGGTAGAACGGTGTCACGGCACCTGTCACTGCATCATAAGGAAGTCTTAATTTACTGTTGTTAATTATGTTCCCTGTACGCAGATTGTTCCACCTCCCAGTGGTTGGGATGGCAAGATCACAATCACTAACTATCGCACTACAGCTCCCGATGAAAGCAGTGTCGCTCACCACGGTGTTAGACAGCATCAGCTTCCCAAACTCCTCTCCTGCTGGACTGCTCATTGCTATGTCAATGCCTTCAACTGCACAGTCAGAGATGGTGAATACAGTGTCTACAGTCAGGTCTGTCAGGTTCTCTGTCTCTATCTTAGCCCCTGTGAAGTTTGAGACAATAATCCTTGGTGGTAGCCTTGAGAATTGGATACTAGACCGCACTCTTGTTCTATCAATCTCCTTACAGTTAGACACCGTAAAGCTTTCAATAGTGCCCTTGCTGACGTTATTCATACTATCTGCTGTTGGGTCTTTAAACAGGACGTTGTCAAAGACTACAGACTTTGCACTGTATGTCTCATTGACGTTCACTAACACTGTGTGAGACTGCTCGTAGTCAAAGTCACTAACAGGTGGCGTGTTGCCTCTTGCATTCTGATCTAACTGTAAGTCTCGAATAGTCAGACTCTCAATATCGTTAGAGATGTTGAAGTATAGAAGTCGTCTGAAGTTGGCCTCCACTTGTCCATCGGCTAGTTTTAGTATTGAGGTTGGCCCATCACCAAACAACACAAAGCTACCATTTTCCAACACTGTGGTAGTTATCGCGCTAGATGTCAGCATGAATGTCCCAGAAGGAATGTAGCAAGGGAGCCCGTTCTGCGCTGAGTAACTAATAGCGGCTTCTACAGCAACAGTATCATCAGTAACACCATCACCTACAGCACCAAAATCCCTTACATTAACTACATCTCTATTCTGTAAGTAAGTAGCTAAGTTATAACTTGTACCGGACTGAGTGTGAGTAATAGCAGAA